CTCAACATAATGAACCTACAAAGCCGAACAGAAAAGAAAGGAAGCATAACAATGAAAAACATCACTAGAGGGATCTCTTGCATCGAAACAGTGCACTACTACCGCATGTCTCTGGGATTCTTCCTAGAAAACGCCGAAAAGGTGAATAAAGAGGAGGGCGAACAATGAGACCCTGTGGAGTAGAGGTAGCCTACAAGATAGATGGAAAGCTTGAAGTAGCGCTAATATCATTAGACCTGTATAAAAAGCTGGTAGACCATATCGCAAATTTACAAGGTAAAATCATCAGCGTAAAGCTGATATGCATTTAAGAGATGGTGAAATCAATGCTTGTGTTAGTTAAAATTCAGTACCAAATAGGGTCAGTAGAAGAAACCCTCATAATTCAATCCCAATATTATGAATACATGATGGGCTTACTTAGGAAGCAATTTGCATCCATCAAGAAAGTTGACTTCATTCACATGGACACCAATGAGGAGGATTAAAATGAAGCGTCATATCATCGTTGAAACAACCGATCTAAAGCATTGCCTTATAGCCGCCAATTTCTTTAGGAACTGCAACACAGCCCTATATTTAATCCGCCAGCGTGGCTTATGGCAATTAAGTGCCCGGTATTAACCGGGCACTTTTCATGCCCATACACCCCACCTGTTAAAAATTTAACAATCGAACATTTGTTCGCACTCACGGGGCGTCGGCTCCACCGCCGCCCCGGCCCTACGCACACCCGGTTAGCGTAAGCTAACACTACTTTACACAAACCCATGAAAATTCCGCATGTCGTGTTCATAACTAGTTCACATTTCCTTGCTACAATACATTACAGATAGGAGGACAAACCAAATGAAATACGTCACAAGAGAGCGAGCCGTTAGCGCCTTCCGATTTGGGAAGCACATCCCGCCCAAGTGGTACATGGACCTATTGAACCGTGGAAAAGTGTTTGCAAGTAGAGAACACAGCGAAAAAGGCGTAGAACTAAAACTAAAAATCGTATTACCCGGCAAGACATGCCTTGCACTCCCCGGCGACTGGATTCTATTAGACCCCGAAGGCAAAATAAGCGTGCTTTCCCATGATGAATTTGTACGCACATACAGGGAGGTAAATAATGGATGATTACATTTTCTACGGATACGGTAGAATGAACCACCCGCAGATGGTCAACTCATCATGCCGAAACAATCAGGAGCAGGAGGAATGCTATAATGCAGGAATAGCAGAAATCGCGCTCAACAAAAAGGAAATATGTGCATATATGCACAGAAGAGACGTGGAGAAGGATGCGGAATCACTTTATGGATCTGGTAATTCATTATAAAGACTATACTTAACCCTTCCTAGCCGGTCTGTGGGTTATCAGGCCGGACCCCACGGGGTAAACCCGCTCCCTCTAATCACAAAATGAAAGGAAGTGAACACTCCCTCCACAATTCAATATGTCGAAACGGTACATTTTTAACAGTACAGAGGGAAGCGAGCAAAATCCCCGCGATTCTAAATTTAAAGAAAGCAAGAACTTGAACAGGAGGAAAAACCATGGCAAAGTACATGACCAGAACAGTAGATACTTATATCTACCATCTGGGGAACATCGAGAACAACGGCGATGCAACCACCATTATCCCCGTAACTGACATTTTCAGCGAAAAGAAGCTGGGCGAGCGAGAGACAAAGAACCTTCTGAAAGAGCATGGCACACAGATTGTCTATAAGATCGACAACGTGCCTCATACCTACCGCCTGTCCCTTGACAAGTTCATGGAACTGGCCGAAGAAGTACCCGCAAAGAACAATCAGTAAACAATCATATTTTAGGAGGAAATAACAATGGATATGAATAGGCAAATGCAGGCGTTCACCGGCTCCGAAACTTCTGACATGTTTGTTAGTTTCGACCCCGTAGCTCCCGAGGATAAGATCAAGCTGTACAACGCCATCAACGCCCCTGAGACCAGAATTGCCGACATGGTCAACAAGCCCATTTGCCTGACTGACGTTATCATGGTTAAGTGTAAAATCAACGACAGAGGTCGATCCGCTGAGCGGGATGCAATCCGTGTAATTCTGATTGATGACCAGGGCGAAACGTATGCGGCCACCTCTTCCGGTATCACCAACAGCGTCCGCAACATCTTCAACATTTTCGGCACCCTGCACTTCCCTGAGGGTCTGAAAGTTACCATTGAGCAGATTAAGACCAGCAACGGTAACACCCTGACCATGAAGCTCATGGCCTAACAAATCCGTCCCGTTATTCAATCTAGGGAGGGGCGCAAGCCCCTCCCTTTAATCAAAGGAGGTGCAAAATGGCGTCCCGCACAGTATCCGAAAACACAAGCCGCATCTTAACAGAGGGGGCCGATTTTATCTCAAAGAAATTTCGCCTTCCTTGTGAGATCGACCCAGACGCGGCTTTAGTTCTAGCTCAAATCGCAACATTTGGGAAGGGGGTTAGGGTATGGCACGGAGGAAAAGAGGTGCAACAGGATCAGCTGAAAATAAAAGTGTCTATAACCCAACAGAACAACAACTGAAAAAGCTACAAAGCGAGATAAAGAACTACAACAGCCGTTTACAGAGCGCAATTAAAAGAACATCTCCAGAACTAAGAGAATATTTACCACCGAAACTTTCATATACAGAGGAAGCAGGTAAAATAAAATCAGCAAAGGGATTTAAGCGCAGAATAGAGACCATACAGAGATTTGATAGGGCCGGACTTGAGCTAACAACCTTTGAAGGCCGCCCAATAGCAAAGGGATCGCTTGACCTGTTAAAGCGCTCAGTGGCAGAAGAGAATAGACGGCGCAAAAAACGACTTGCCACACAGGCAGAAGCGCAAGAGCGTTTAGGTAGATTTCCTACTCAGCCCGTATATGGCACAAGGCCAATAACTCTCTCAAAAATAATAGCAGACGAAGAAAAGCGTCGGAAAATAGAAATAGATTTCCTAGAGCCCTCAGAAGCCGACCCACTAACAGAAGCATACAGGCAAAATTACATTAGACATGTATATGAAGCCATGCAATTATGGAACATGACAAACGGAGAGGACCCAGAAGTAACTAATCTTATAATGCAAATCATAGGCTTAGTATCAAGTGCATCAAAAGAAGTTATCGACGCTTCAATAGGCATACCAGAAACAAGGATAGACATAGTTTCAGACTATGAGTTATTCATGAATAACCTAGCCTACATACTGGGACTTTGGGAAAGCCTATGATATGGGAATATATGCGGCTGACTTTGAAACAACTACAAATCCTGATGACTGCCGGGTGTGGGCGTGGTGCATTTGTGATATCTATAACATAGATGAAACTATAGAATATGGAGAAACGATTTACAGCTTCATAGAATACATATCAAACTTACACGGCAAAATATACTTCCATAATCTGAAATTTGACGGAACATTTATAGTAGACTATTTACTAAAACACAATTTTGAGCACTCGCAGGAAAGGAAGATATATCACAATGAATTTAGTACCCTGATATCAGATATGAGGCAATGGTATCAAGTCCGATTTGTGCCGGACAGGGAATCAGGTGTAGAGGATGAAATACAAATAACAGATTCACTAAAAATACTTCCAATGCCCATATCTGACATGCCAAAGTCTTTCAACATTGAAGAGAAGAAGCTAAAAATTGACTACAAGGCAGATAGAGAAATAGGGCATGAATTGACGCAGGAGGAGAAAGACTACGTTGCGCACGATGTTATAATCTTAGCAAAAGCGCTAAAATTTATGTATGACCACAATCAAACAAAACTTACAACCGGGTCAAACGCATTAAACGATTACATACACAGGCTAGGAAAAGAAGAGTATAAAGTAAGATACCCAGAACTAGACCTACCCACCTTCACAGATTTCAAGAAAGCGTATAAGGGCGGCTTTACCTATGTAAACCCAGCATACAAAGACAAGGATGTAAAAGAGGGAGCAGTATTTGACGTAAATTCGATGTATCCGTGGGCAATGAAAAATTGCTTACTTCCTTATGGAGAGCCTGTATATTTCCCAAAGAAATACAAAGAAAATCCAATGTACCCTCTATACATACAATGCATATTATGCGAATTTAAGCTAAAGCCAAATCACTATCCATGCATACAGATAAAAGGACATTTCATGTACCACGACACGGAGTATCTAACGCAATCAATAGAGCCAACCTATTTATACCTAACAAGCGTAGATGAGAAGCTAGTATTCGATCACTATGCCGTTAATGTAATAGAGTGGTGCGGCGGATACATGCTAAAAGGAACGCACGGCCTATTTGACGAATACATAGACTATTGGTACAATGAAAAGGCCGAAGCCAGAATAGAGGGCAATCCCGGGCGCGAGAAAATAGCAAAACTAATGCTAAATTCCTTATACGGAAAATTTGGGTCAAAGAAAAGAGGAAAATCATGCATCCCGTATCTAAGAGAAGATGGAAGAGTAGGATTTAAACTATCAGAGGAGGAGATAAGAAAAGGCGGCTATATTCCTATGGCGTGCTTTATAACCGCCTACTGCCGAGACAAGATAATCCGAGGCGCACAGATATGTGGAGATAGATTTATCTATGCAGACACAGATAGCTTACATGTAGCAGGTACAGAGCCACCGGAAGGGCTGTGGGTGGACAACAAAGCTCTAGGGGCATTTAAGTTAGAAGAAACATTCATACGAGCTAAATTTATACGACAGAAAACTTACCTAGAAGTAACACTAGGAAAAGACTATCAAGAAAAAATCAATATAAAATGTGCTGGTATGCCTAAAAACGTCAAAGAGACAATAACTGAAAGCGAATTCAAGGAAGGCGCAGTATTCGACGGAAAACTCCTTCCCAAAATCGTCCCCGGTGGCGTCATTTTGAAGGAGACAACCTTCAAAATAAAAAAGGCAAAAGGGGGTTGACAACTCGCTTTTCATTATGATACAATACCCTAGAGGGGTCCTTGCTTTCCTAGTGTCCCCGTCCGGGGCACCGGGGCGAAGAGCCTTCCCGGGTGGGAATTGGCGGTGGTGTGCTGACACAGTGGAGGGCAAGGATTTCCCTTATTTTACAGAGGTGATAAAGTGGACACTAAGGACACGTCCATGTATTACAATGCAGATGACACGCTCTCAAGAAACAGGTTATTTAATTTTGTTGTAGGCGCTCGTGGAGCTGGTAAGACCTACGGAGCCAAAAAGAGGGCAATTAAAAATTTCACCGAAAAAGGCGAACAATTTGTATATCTTAGAAGGTACGACACAGAAATGCCTCAGTCACAGATGCGAAACTTTTTCGATGATATCATGCAGGAGTTTCCGGACCACGAGTTTAAAGCGGATCGTGGGTTATTCAGGATAGACAAGGAAGTCGCCGGGTGGTATTTCCCGCTGTCAAAAGCGGTAATGCTTAAATCAATGCCGTTCCCAAACGTCACCTTGATTATCTTTGACGAATTCATCATTGGAGCAGGAGCATACCGCTACCTTCAAAATGAAGTCGTGACCTTCCTTGAATGTTACTCAACAATATCAAGAGACAGAGATGTCCCAGTATTATTCTTGAGTAACGCCGTTACATTCAGTAACCCTTATTTCCTATATTTCAACCTATCATTAGAGAAAGGGCAGAAAAGAAAGCTACTAAAGGACATCCAACTAGAGACAGTTACAAACCCAGCATACGTAAACCACGTAAAACAGACCAGATTTGGACGTCTGATAGACGGAACAGAATATGGGTCCTATTCAATGGACAACGAGTTCTTGCTAGACACGGATTCATTCATTGAAAAGATGGTTACAGCCTGCTTCTATGTTACAACGATACTAATAGACGGCTTCAAAATTGGCGTGTATAGGGACATGAACTCTGGTATTTTCTATCTATCAGAGAAAACTGATGACACAAGAAAGATAACAATAAGCCTAACACTAAACGACCACAACAATTCAACCGTATTAGCCACAAGGAACAACATAGTTATCAAAGGTATAATGGATGCTTTCTCTGCTGGCATGCTGAGATTTGAGACACAAAAAGTAAAGAATTTAGCATGGCCCATTCTAAGAAAGCTACTATAACAAATGGAGGGTTACAAAATGGCATACGAATTTACACAGGATTCTTTCCGGCAGTTCTCTGAGGAAGTTATCTCCGCGGGAGGAGATCAGGCCACCTTAACGACTTTATTGAGCCAGATGCAAGACGTTATCATTGATAATATCGGAAAAATGGAACAGCTTACGCAAAACAATGAGAACGTCACCAAGGAAAATGAGCGGCTCAAGAGTGCAAATATGGACCTGTTTCTGAGGATCGGTTCTCAGGCTGAGGCCATTGAGAGCAAGGCCAAGGAAACCACCAAAGATAATCCGGTAGGAGTTGACGATTTTCTAAAGAATCTCTATAAGGAGGATAATAACAATGGCAACTAAGAACAATCCTGTTGCAAGCCCCGCAATGATGAACGCAATCCGAAATGACGCGAGCGACGCCTATAAGGCCGCCGTACCTGTAGCAACTTTCGCAAATCTGGCTGACGTGGGCAACCCCATTCTCGCTTACGATGCAATGGCAAACGAATTTCTTAGCGCACTGGTAAATAAGATTGTAGCAACCATCCTTTATCGCAAGATGTGGAATAACCCGCTTGCTATGCTCCGTAAAAACGCTGAGCCTCTGGGCGTAGACATTGAGGAAGCGCACGTTAACCCGGCTACCGCTCAGGCGTATGACGGAACTGAAACTGGTATGGCCGCCGTTCTGAAAATGACAAAGCCAGACGTTGCCGCCGCATGGTATCGTCTGAACCGTCAGGATAAGTATCCTGTCACTATCAACAACGAACAGCTCACAAATGCATTTGTCTCCTGGAACGCACTGGAAAATCTTATTCAGGGAATTGTTGACAGTCTGTACAATGCGAACACTATTGACGAGTTTAAGTACACAAAACAGTTGGTGGTTAATGCAATCATCGACAACAAGCTGAAATCAGTCCTAGCTGTCATGCCCACAAACGAGGCCACCGGAAAACAGTTTCAGGTACAGCTCCGCAATATGTCTATGCAGTTTACCTTCCCTTCCAGTGCATACAACAATTATAAGATGATGGGCGGAACAGGAAATGAGCGCATCACCTGGAGCCCAATTGAAGATCAGTTGATTATTATCCGGGCCGATGTGGCGGCGAATATCGGTGTCGAAGTTCTGAGCGCGGCCTTCAACCTCAGTTACGCCGATTATCTGGCGCGGCAGATTATTGTGGACGACCTAGGCGATGATGGCAAGACCCTTGCCGTGCTGGCTGACACTAAGGCATTTCAGATTCGCGAAAAGCTCCGCCGTTTCACCACCTTCTATAACGGCTCCGCGATGAACTGGAATTATTGGTTGCATGCGTGGGATACCTTCTCTCTGTCTCCCTTCCACAACTGCGTGGCACTCCGCACAGCGTAAGAGCAATTTAGGGAGGGGCGCAAGCCCCTCCCGATAGAAAGAAGGTGAAACCATGGCATTATGGAGACCCGAAACAACTATATATCTGTGCACAAATACAGGCATAGATCAGTATAACAAACCCTACTTTGAATCCAACGCCGCAATGCAAGGGTGGTTAGCCGGAAAAGTAAAGGCGTCTTTCACCCAATACTCATACCAGAGAGCGGACGAGAGGCAATACTGCCGTGTTGAATACAATTACAACGATGCCTTGACATGCGACATTATCATGTGGCAAAATACCGGAACCGGACCGCGCTGGATTATCGCGAACATTACAGGGGTTGAGTGGGTAAACCCGAACACAACAACCATCTATTTTGAAGTAGACGCATTTTGCACCTACTGTGGGGACATAAACTGGCCAACCTCCTACAGCCTAGTGGAAAGAGAGCATGTCGTGAACGACTGGAACGGAGCTAATCCAAACTGGATTAACATTGGGATACCCGAAGGAATGGGAGGCACACCAGACCAAGTTGTATATGACCAAATAAAGGCATACGCACCAGATACATTTGTGATATTCACTCCTTATGATTCTTCCGGACAACCAATGTTTGGAGGCGCTGTAGAAAATAATGTGTTTAACGGCTTAACTATGAGAACTTTTTCAAGCGCAGGAGCCGTTAACAGCTATTTGCAGAGCGTAGCAGAATCAAGCGAGGGAAAGCTAGAGAATATCCTAGGCGTTTACTCCGTACCCGGCGATTTCCTATCCGATTTGTCAGAAGCAGTTGAAACTATTCCGCCGTGGCAAAGCGGCGGAGCAATTGGGCCAGACCTTTGCAGAAATGCGAAATGTTATTCTAGTGAATTTTGCGTGGCGCAAGTAGAAGGCATGAACAGCGAGACAGTGACATACAAACCTGAGCTAATCACAACACAAGGCACGTTTAACTTCCATATCTACGGGCGCTTTATAGGAGGCGGCGGAGGAATCATTGCAACACCAGACGCCTATGACTACATGGGAAACCCTGGAGAATACGGGTGCGCAATCACCGTATTTCCGCAAGGTGCGTGGGTTGGAAATCAGTACGCCCAGTATCAGCAGACCAACAAAGTAAACATTCTAGCAACCACCGCAAAATCTGCTGGTTCGTTCATTCTTGCCGGAGCCGCCGCCGCTACAGGGGTAGGAATGGCCGCCGTTCCAGGACTAGTTGCAAGTGGGCTCAGTAGTGCGGCAAGTATTTGGGATGCAGATACAAAGGCTAAAAAGGGCTCAGCCGCCGTGAATGGCTCTGTGTCCTCTGACCCAATCCTAGCCGCCGCTATTGGTCAGTTCGGTTTCAAATTCCGGTGGTATATGTGCAACGAGAGTATCATGAAATCTGTTGACAGCTTTTTCGACCGCTACGGCTACAAGGTCATGAGGCTGAAAGTTCCAGAGCGCAACAGCCGTCCATGCTGGAATTTTGTTAAGACTTCTGAGGGCCATGTATCCGGCGCTATTCCAACCGTCTACAGAGAGCGCATTGAAGCAATGCTAAATGCTGGTGTCACATTCTGGAACGTAGGAGCAAGAGCCATCGGTGACTTTTCCAACCCGTCCGCTAACAAGAGTTAGGAGGTTGCCATGGAAACTGTAATTGTTGCTATACTCTCTCTAATCGGAACGCTAGTTGGAACTTACGCAGGAATTGTTTCAGCCAACAAGGTGACAGAGTGGAGAATAAAGCAAGTAGAATCTAAAATATGCACCCTATCAAAACAAGTGGAAGAACTTACAGCAACAGTGAACTACATACAAGGCAAAATGGAGGTACTACATGACCATTGAGTTTATAACAGTTGTAGCTCTAGTGCTCATTTATCTGGCAATCTATATGTTGCTAATCCCGGTTGGAAAACGTCTACACTACATTATGTCCAGAACAGTATTCAAAAATAAACCGATCAACCATACCGCATATTGGCTGACATACCTAGTGGTAAATATTATTGTATCTCTCACAGGAATGATTATCATTTTCAACCTAGTAAAATACACTGCGGAGGTGTGGATTATATGACCAATATATTGAAACGATTAGCTAACCTCATGTCCGTTAAATCCCTAGTAACAATCGCCCTGACAATCGTGTTTTGCATTATGGCATATAAACAGACAATCTCACAAGACTTTATGACCATATACTCTGTTGTTATCGCTTTCTTTTTCGGTGCTCAAAGTGCCAAGAGCAACAACCAGGAACTTCAAAACGACCTAGAATACGCGGAAACGAAAAACGCAGAATTATATAACCAGTTGATGGAGCTGTCAAAAGAAAACGCGGCCTTAACCGCTGAACTAAAGGAGGCGTACAACGATGCATCTAATCAGAAACTACCTGACGAATAACGATTGTTATAAAGCAGGAAAGCCTCTGAACATCCGAGGAATTATGGTGCACAGCACAGGGGCAAACAACCCATCCCTAAAACGCTACGTACAGCCAGACAAAGACGGTATTGGCGTAAACAAGAACGGTAATGACTGGAACCACCCCGGCATTGATACCTGCGTACACGCCTTTATTGGCAAGCTGGAAGACGGTTCCATTGCCACCGTGCAGACCCTCCCATGGAACATGCGCGCGTGGCACGCCGGTTCAGGTCGTTGGGGATCGGCAAATAACTCCTATATCTCTTTTGAGATTTGTGAGGACGGCCTTACAGACCCAGATTATTTCAACGCTGTATATACAGAGGCTATAGAACTCTGCGCCTATCTATGTAGGCTCTACAGGCTGGACCCATCACAAGAGGATGTACTAATCTGTCACTCTGAGGGCTTCATTCTAGGGGTAGCATCCAATCACGCTGACGTTATGCACTGGTTTCCAATGCACAACAAAACGATGAACGACTTTAGAACAGATGTATATGCACTCCTGAAAAGCGCCGGTGGAGCATCCCCGGAAGAGATCGTAAGAGAATACCGTAAGACACTACAGGACAATGATGCAGAGAACTGGTCAGAAGAGGCCAGAGAATGGGCAATTAGAAACGGTCTTATTACAGGATACGAAGGAAATTACATGTGGCAGGATTTTGTAAATAGAGAACAATTAGTTACCATTCTTAAAGCCTTCAATAAAACATTGGGAAATCCCGTGCCGTAAACTACACTCAAGTCCCGTAGAGGCAATTAAAGACCAGACCTTTTCTGTTATGGACTAGGCTGGCAAGACCAGTATAGCCCATAAAAGACCAGACCAGGACAGTTTATTATCCGATATTAGTTTAGGAGGCGTTACAATGAAAGTATTTATTTCACAGCCCATGATTGGATTTTCCAGGGAAGATGTTTTGAGGAGAAGGCAGGAGGTAAAACTGAGATTGTTCCATGAGCTTGGCGATTATAATATAGAGTTTATTGAACCACGCGTTAGTTATTCTGACCCGATTCTGAATATCGGTGAATCTATTAAGAGGATGGCAGGAGCTCACATAGCGTATTTTATGCATGGATGGGAGAAGCATAGGGACTGTATCATTGAGCATGAAGTGGCCGTTCAATATGGAATAAGGTGTATTACGTATGAGGGTTAAAAAGCGCAATGGGCCGTTCTCTAAACTGTATAGTAGGATTTTGGGCTGGATTGTAGTGTTGTTTTTAGCCTGCTTGTTGGCTGGAGGGTTTTATCTGGCTCTGCTGTCTATCAAGTATCAGTACACGGGAGCTTTGGCTTGTTGGACCATATGTGCAACACCTATCGGAACGGCTGTTACGATTGTGCTAGGTAAGACCATAGACAAAGAGATACAGAACGTAAAAGGACCTAACGGAGAGGGACTTGATTATACAAACGGCGCAAAGGAATACAACGTGGATTCTGCGCCGGTTTAGGAGGTGGTAAGATTGTTTGATTGCTTTTTCGGTGCAAATCTTCCGGGCATAGTATTCCCATCTAACGGAGCTAGGGCGGAGGTCTTAAACGCACAGCAGACCATAGAAATTTATAACCGCTTTATCAATATGGCGTTAAGCCGGTTTAGATGGACGGGCCTGCCGGACAGTTGCAATGAGCGTGCATTAGAGATGACGCTACTGTTTTACGGCGTGGCATTGTTCGCTAATGATCCGGACCTAGGGTATATCCATACAGCGGTAACTTTGCCGGGGCCTTTTAATATCTACTATGAGAGCGTAGTTAGAGAGGCGTATAGTTTCGAGTATCGACACAGATTTGACATTGATAATAGCGTGTTGATTAGAGCTAATAAGACTATGACGCCGGACTATCTTTCTATTTGGAATTATTCGCCCAAGATTTCAAACGCCCTCAGAAGCATAGATATCCACACTGAGACCATCAAGAGGCCGTTTGCAATTCAGTGCGATGAGAAGGACAAGCAAAGCGCAATTACGGCGGCGAACAAAATTGCCGGAAATGAGATTGCTATTTTCGGTTCTAAGTTCGGTAATCCTGAAAGCGTGAAGGTCATGAATTTCGGCGTAAACTGTGTGCTAAATGAGATGTGGGCAAATGTGCGAAACTACATGCAACAACTTTGCACGAGCTTAGGAATTGATAGCCTTACAAGCGACAAGAAAGAGCGCCTTATTTCTGCGGAGGGTCAGGGGCAGAGAAATCCAACGCGGCACATTATTGAGAGTGAGCTGTGGTGCAGGGAAAGGGCATGTGAGGAAATCAATGCTATGTTTGGCTTGAATGTTGGGGTAGAGTTGAACGCCGTGGAAGACTTCATGGAAGAATTCATAGAGATGGATAAAGGTTTCCAGGGGGGAGGTGACGTCGGTGCGTCAACTAATAGGGACGAGCCAGATTAACCCGGAATTGGGGGAACTCGTTTCGGGTGGGTATGAAGTTTTCAACGACTGGTGGAACACCTTTATTCCAGAACATAAGAAGCACCTAGAGGGAAAGATTATAACATACTATTGGTTTAACCAGATCGGCGCGGAGACGCCGGACAGATTCAAGCATTTTCTTAACGCGGAATTGATGAAGATTATGCCATACTATAACAGGCTATATGAGAGCGAGCTAATTAAGTTTGATCCCATGTTAAATCAGTTGGTCAAGACTAATGGTAGAAACGTCGAGAATCTGCTTAGGGTAGCTAATTCCGGTGAGAATTCAGCGGCGGTTATGCTTAGGGATTTCGTGAATAGTCATAGGGATGACGAAAGCACGAAAGGGAATTTAACTGGAGCATATGATAGCACTTTGGATCACACGGCAGAAGAGACATATGAAAAGCAGGGCGACAAGACTTCTAAAGAAGTTGTTGACGAGGATGTAACCGGAACTAAAGATTCTACAACTAAGGTTGTGGATAATACAACAGAGGACAATTCTAAGGATATCACTAGGGAGCTTACTAAAGATAGGACACTGAATGAGACGGTAGAGACAACCAGGGATACGACTGCTAAGACTGAGGGGTCTGGTACTAGCGATAGTACGCTTGATAGGTCTGTGAATACGGACGGAACAAAGCTTTATTCGGATACGCCTCAAAAGAATGTCAATTCTAGTGGAGGCGTGCAGAATAGTGTTGTTTGGAACTATCTGACCAACGCAACGCAAACAGGAGAGGACCAGAACACCGATGAAAGTACGCACACTAGCAACAGCTATACAGAGGATAAAACGGAGAAGGTAACAGAGAACACGACTAGGAACGTGACGGAAAACGAAACTGAAAATGAGGCGGTTGGAGAGACTGAGAAAAAGAATAAGGACTATACGAGTGATACAACATACCATGAGGATACAACAGAGAACACAGATAGGACTACAGACTATAATGAAGATTGGCATGAAAACGGCAAGTCTAACCTCACCGAAAATACCACGGGACATAATGATACCGTTGAGGATACAACAGGAGAGCGTCATACGGCTGGGATCGAGCAGGGCAAGACAGATGAAAAGCATACGCAAAGCAAGGATAGAAAAGAAGATGAGACGCAGACAAAGGAAAGCGGAATTGAGGAAGTTGTCAGCGGGTACGTTGGTATTAGTGGGTCTGAATTGCTGGCGGCTTTCCGTAAAACCTTCATCAACGTGGACGAAATGATTATTGAAGCCCTTAGAGGGTGCTTTATGGAGGTATTCTGATGAAAGATTGTTATCATGATTTTGACCATTGCTGTGAGCCCGATCCTTGCAAGCCTGAGCATTGTGGCCCTTGTAAGCCGGGCCCTTGCGGGACACCTGTGCCGCCTCCTGTCCGGCCTGTGGTGAATATCCCTGGGCCTAACGTGCAAGCTCAGATGTGCGAAATGGCTGGGCGGGTGAATGAGTGCATCCTGAGATGGAACCAAATTCAGCGTAATTGCTATGAGGCTCTTGACAGAGTGGTTGGCGCGGCTGTGTCCAATGATGTGTATTATGATCGGGACGAGGTTGGCATGGAAACCGGTTATTCTGAGAATGACAGTTGCCCCTATCACGTTATCAACGTGAAGTGCGTTGACAAGTGCGGCAAGCCTATCTTTATCAAGCTTATGCCTGCATTTGGAAATACTACAAATTCCGGGCTTGTGCAGAGTATTCAGGATGTTAGTTTTGTGACTAACGCCAACGCAATTATTAGTGCAACCACGGACGCGCCGTGGAAGGGCGTAGCACGGTATATGGGTGCGCCTATGGCTAGCACACCTGAGGGTGGCATTTTCTGCGGAGGATTCAACCGGCACGGGGCGCTAAAGATTTTCGGTAGTGATACTGACGAGGATACTCTGTGCCAGAATCAGGTTGTTGATCTCATTGGCTCTGTTATTCCCATCATTCTGGATGGTGAGATTACAGAGCAGGCTAAGGGGATGACCACCAAGCAGGCGATTTGTGCGATTGGTTATAAGTCCTCTAACGGTGATAAGGTATTCTTTAACTGCGGCAAGCAGGATGTGCAGGGTATGCAGGGTATAACTGTAGCTAATATCTTGAAGGGCATGGGCTGTACTACCGCCGTTATTACCGCAACTTCTGGGGGCGGTATGGAATATCTTGGTAGCCTCACCTCTTCCCCTGACAACTGGCAGATGCCTAAGAACTCCGCGTATTGGGTGGTTAGCAAGCGCCCTTTTGAAGGGTGGCGCAATCAGTTTGAAAGCTCTATTGCGCAGTTGGTGCAGAGAGTTGGCGGCCTGAAAAATGAGGTTGACTTTATCAACCATGAGGTTGACGAGGTTAGCGAGGTAGCTAATAAGGCGTGGGAGTTGGCGCAGAAAAACGCGGATGATATTGCTGAGATTCAGGCAGACATTGAGAGAATCGATGGCGAGATTACTGCACTGGAGGAGCGCATTACTACCGCAGAGAATGACATCAAAGCTCTTGATGCGGCTTTGAAACAGGAGATTCAGGACCGTAAGGACGCGGACGCGGCAGAGGCGCAGGTGCGGCAGGAGGCTGACGAGGCGCTGGGCAAGCGGATTGACAAGGAAATCGCGGACCGCGAGGCCGCTGACGAGCAGTTAAATACCGCTATTGAGACTGAGAAAGCGGAGAGGACCGCCGCTGACGCTGTGCTCCAGGGCAATATCAATCAGGAGGCTATTGATCGGGCCAATGCGGACCTGAAAATTGAGCAGAATCTCAATAAGGAAATTGTGAATCGTACAGAGGCCGACCAGTTGCTTCAAGACCAGATCAACGGGCTCACTACCGGGGACGTGCCGCTTCCTTACGTGAAGAAGGCCGGTGACACAATGACCGGTGATCTACAGATGGAGGGCTCCGCCGTTGTTAAGCTGGTAGACGGCAAGACGGTTAAGGGTGCTTTTTACCGGGATAATGGGGATGTGTGCGTTAAAAGCGAGGGCGGAAACGTTCGGATTCTGGGAGCGGCCACTCTTCTTACGACTGCGGATAATGGCGCTGGGCAGCTCAAGATTGGGGCTATTACCATTCAACAGCATATGAGCGGAGATATCCCTCATCTTGATATCAATGTGGGCGCTGACGCGGGTGCTGTGTACGTGAATAGAAATGGGATTGACGGCGGGACCGGTGAGCTGTGGGTCACTGAGATTCATGCCCCGAACGAACTGAGGCTTGCACCGGGTACGAACGTCAATGCTATGGATCACAGGATTACGGGAGTTGCGGACCCAGTTGATGATGGGGACGCTGTGAACAAGAAATATCTTGACAGTCACGGCCCTGAGTATACGTTACCGGTTGCTAGTGCTACCACTCTAGGTGGCGTAAAAGTTGGCGCTAATCTGACGATTACGCCGGAGGGTGTGCTGAGCGCTACCGGCGGAGGCGGCGGAGGCGGAACGGAATATGTTGCTGGCGAGGGTATCGTTATTTCCGGTAACACTATTTCTACTGACCCGGCTAAGGTTCCCACTAAGGAGGAGCTTGATGGATATCTGCCGTTGGCCGGCGGGACGATGACCGGAAATATCAAGTTCGGCAGTGATTCTGATTATGTGGGTGCTCTTGTTTCAGATCAAGACCATGTAATTATGATGGGTTCTCAGGGCGAGGGCGCTATCATGGGGTCTGTTAGCGCCGGGCATAGTCAGACGCAGGTTGATGCCGTTATCAATGCGAACTTGAATAGCAAAAAGGCCAGTGTGCAGGCTACTAGGACAACGGACGGTGGGAGTAATGTTGTTATTGAGGCGCAGGACCCGGATAGTGCGAACGCGGTGAGTGTGAAGGTAGGCGCTAAGGCGACAGACGTTACGGGCGGAACGCTGAGTGTTTACCGGGATTCTAACGTTGACTATGTGGACGTTGGAGCGAACCAGCTGAAATTTGGCGACAAGGGTCTTATTTTCGGTGGCGGTGATGGGCTACGTATTGTTTCCGGCGACCCTTCTGATGGCGGTAGTTTGTTCTTTAACGGAACGCAGAAGACTGCTCAGTTCCTTGCCTATAAACCGCAGTATCAAGGGGCGCCTACTGAAAATAATGATCTTGTTAACAAGGAGTATGTTGACGGTAAGGCTAGCGGCGGGGATTATTTGCCGCTGGCGGGCGGAACGATGAAGGGACCCATTAACATGGGGGCAAATAAAATTACAATGACCGGGTATATTGACGGTGGATCGTCTGGCGGAGAGGTTAGCATGGCTGTTAAAGGCGGTGTACAAATCTCCAATAAAACCGGGGTTCTTGCGCAGTTTAACCAAGATGAAATTGAGCTTTTCGGTCCTTTGAATGTGTCTAACGAAAATATTAAAAATATTGGCATTATCGAGGGGACTGTTACTGTAGACGGCGCAATGTTTCTCGGCGGTACGCTGAATATGCAAAATCACAAGATTGGAAGCGTGGCAGACCCGACGGCTAACGGAGACGCTGTAAATAAGAAGTACGTGGACGATAAGGCTGGAAATATTGTTAAGGCGCCGGGGGTTAGCGTAGCTTACAGCGGCTTCTATGCGTGCCCAGGAAGTGGTAGCGTAAAAATCGCTAAAATCACTGGTACTATGTTTATTTATGCAACCTGCTCTATTGCTGGAGAGAAGAGAAGTGATGTCCAGGTGCTAACGGAAACTATTAAAGCTAATACGAACGCCTCTACGGGTTCGTTCCGTGTATCTGTGGACGGAAACGGAAATGTTAGCCTTGATACCGTTAGCAGAAACCAGCCGTTCGCTGGATTTGCTATTATTTGGGGGTGATTTAATGAAAACATATTTCCTTGAGATTGAGCCGTCCAAGGATGCTGTGGATTTTAGCTGCAATTCTACGCATGTTTATATGGTTGTGGTTGATGGAATCGTTTTTGGGCCGTTCAAGTATGCTGAGGGCGCTGGTATTCCGTCTCACGCGACACCGGCTAATGATCCGTCTAGTGTGTTTGTTGGGTGTGAGCATGATAAAATCACGGTTCATTTCTCTAACCCTGGTGCATACGCACATGTTGAGCTGCTAGAGTTTGAGGAT